CTGCCAAGCCGTAATCTTTACCTCTGTCTGCGATGAGGTCTTTTGCTTCGTCAAGGATGTCATTAGCGATCATTAACACTCACGCGCTGACTGTTTTTGCCTACTACCAAACCCTCTCGTTTGCCCTCATTAAAACCCTGAGACCAACCGACGACATACCACAAAACATTTGCAATCAGTAATAAAATGATTACTGGCACTTGTAAATCCATTTGCTTTCTCCCTTTATCAGATACTGGGTTTCTCTGATGGGATTACGGTCTCACAGTCTGGAGACAATTACACGTTTATTTACATAACGAAACGGTAACGATTTAGCCCCAGCGTTTGCCTTGATAGATAAATGATCCATCTTTAGGATCGATTGGGATAAGTTCAGGCGTAAAACGTTTACCGTGTAGCGTGCCTACCACAAAACCCATTTGCCAGTTGGCATAACCCTTTGTGTACCCCATACCGGGGCTTGCAAGGTCAACAAGGTTGCCAACCTCAACTCCCCATACAATACGTCCGTATCGCCCTCCAGAGGCTTCTGAATGGGCAGATAGCCCAAGTCTATGGGTATGCCCTGACACGATTGATTTACCCATACGCATGGCCCCGTTGAGGGCTGTTTGTCCAGGCTTATTTGATAGTGGAAAAGCATCTCCATGACAGGTATGCCACCCTGGAGCAAAATCAAAACCGTTCGGATAATACTTAATTCCGGCTTTGTCGTACCCCATAAATTTGTCGTAGCGCAGCTCAGGCAGATTCATAAATGCCGGTAATCTGCGAGACAAAGATTTATAAACGCGAGCGCCGTGATTAGATCCAACGACGTCAGTAACGCCAAGATATTGGAGAATCTCTAAAGTGAGTTTGCGATCCTCATCGATGTTGCCTTCGACCTCTTGCCATGATTGGGCAAACCCACCAAGCTGCGGTAGATCAATTTCATCACCAATACAGATTGTTTGGTGAGGCTTGTAAGCCCGTAAAAACTTGCCTAGATTCTTGACTGCTGCTTCATGAAAGAACGGTGCCTGGATATCTGAAATCCAAGCAATTCGTTTTACTGTCATTAGTCCTCGTCGTCGTCGTCCTCATAATCACCGAACCGTTCTGGTTCGATAGGATCTGGCAAGATCCAAGCAGGATAGGCAGAACGTTCCACAATAATGCCAAGGACTGTTTCCTCATCAAAACCTGCTCGCTTTAGACTTTGAGCAAATTCATACATCCCTATGCAGTATGCATCGAGTGCAGAATAATCTTGCTCAACTAAATCTTTAGTTGCTTTCTTTGCCATGTGGATAAGTGTCCCTTACTTTTTGAGAAGTTCCATCATCTGTTCTTGGCGTGTCTCTATTCTTGCCAATCGGTCAGCGAGAGATGATCCACCATTCGGCGTAAGAGTCCACAGCCAACCGCGAACCAGATAACGCAAACCGCCAACAAATACAGCAATCGTCGAGACAATGGCAAGGATGAACCCTGCCCAATCACTTGCTGTCACCGCAAACCGAACGCTTCATCTTTAGGATTTAACCAACGCATGATTGGCGGAATCGTTGCCAACGCACCAGCGTAAGCAATGTTCTTTGGGTTAGTTTCGCCTGCAGCTATGAGTGCAAGAGCAGCCGTTAGAAAGGCTCTGCCCCAACTTGCTAGCATCTTTTTCAGGTCTTGGCTCATCTGTTCCTCCTAGTAATGGGATGTTAAAAAACTTCGAATCCGTGTCGCCAGCCTTTGTAAAACTGACATGGATATGCTTGGTGTGTGGATTGACTCCGGTGTATTTGCGCCAGCGCCAGAGGCTTCGAGCGCTTGCAATCTTGTGATTAAAGATGACATAAGCAATTCGTTTATCTGACTTGGCTGCAATTCGAATTTGGTCGGCAATGTAAGCAGCTGTGGAGGCTTGTTTGTCGAAATCAGCATCGAGATCGCAAGCCCGGACATACCCTGAATCAGGGTCAGGGTTATGATCGCTTTTCCGGGTTGAGTGCTTGAGGTCGCCGTAAGTCCCGTCCGAGTCACGCTTGCGATCTGGATAAGCATCGTCTGCCTGTTCTCTTAATTGGATAACTGATTTACTTAGTTTTGGCTTCATCGATCACAATCGGTGTGGATTGTTCCGCTTCTGGGTTTAGGTAGCGTTGATAGTCTGAGTTGGTTTTGTCTTTAGGAATAAAGGAAACTGACCCGTCCTTGTTTTCGCGTTCAATAACTAATTCGTGTTCTGTGTATTTTGTCATTTTACAACTCCGCACTTAGGTCTACAGATACTCCTGATGTAGCGGCGTACAACATAGCCGCTTGTCCTGCCGTCATACCACTAGAAACAAAATTAACTGTAGTGCTTTGATTATTAGCAACCCAATAAGTCGCATTTACAGAAGTAATAGCGTTATCGGTGTTTCCGTTGATTGTTCTAAGGCTTCCATTTATTGTGACTGTTGGTGAAACTCTCAAAGGAACGCCCCAGAAATTGTGGAATACGCTTGTTGTATTTTGGCACATACCATTGGAAAATCCGACCTGTCCATTTGTAACAGATGTGCGATTAAAGTACCTCTGACAAGCGGCTAATTCTCCTTGAATTGTTCCGCCAGCGCGTGTGAAGGTTGTAGGTACTGCGCTGATTTCCATTTGTACACCTGAGATGTAGAAAGAATTACCTGAACCTAATGAAGTCATTGAAATACGAGGCATCAAACTCTTAGATGTCGCACCTACGGTAAAGGTTTGTGAGACTCTTACATAAGTTAAGGAAGCAACATTTTGTGAACTGCCACTTGTAAAAGTCCAAGACCCAGCAGCAGCCACATCTGTTGAAGTAGATTGTCCTAAGTCAATGGTGAAGTTAGTTGATGCACTCGCAGCCACATAAGCCGATACGATAATAGTCTGACCAGCCAGCGGAATTGCTAACTGACTTTCTAGAGGTTGCTGAGCAACCACTTGGGCAGATGAAACTGATTGCGTAAGTTTCAAAGCATAACGAGCAACGCTTGGAACAGTTGTAGTTTCCTGAGCACTGGTTGTTGTTCCGCCAGCATTGTTTATGTACCAGCGGTCAGCCGTGACATAGCCAAGACTTGTGCTGCTTGTGCCTCTTTGCCAAAAATCCATTGCGCCGTTTATTAGGTAATTTTTAGCAGCAGCCTGTGAACCTTGATAGCGTAAGCCTGTTGAAGTGGAACTATCTGCTACAAGTGTCTCGCCATTGTTGCCTACTGCTAGGCGAGCAGGTGTATCAGCTGCGCTCGCTGCAATTAGATCGCCTTTAGCATCGACAATAGCGTTTTGAATCGCGTTTGCGTCGTCTGTTGTGACCCAGGTGTAATCAAGATCCGTATTAGATGCCTTGCTTAGGATTTGTCCGGTCGTACCACCCTTGAGATCGACAAAAGAGGTATCGATTGAGTTGCCAAGGGTACGCATCGCAGCTGCACCATCTTTGACCAAATCTGTATCGTCTGGGGTTTCCCAGTTAAAGTTAGTTGTGTTTGCCATTAGGCAACCGCTCCAATCGCATTATTCCATGTAAGTATACCCGATAAAGTATTCCAAGCCTCGGAGCCTGAAACCTGATCCCAGCGAACTGCAACCTGGGAAAATTCAATAGGGGTCGCATTGATCGTAAGATCGACCCGGTTATATCCAGCCCTAAAAGTAAAACCCTCGACGTATCCTTCAAAAGTGCCGTCGGAGATATTGTTAGGGAGATTAACAATCTTGATCGGTTGGCCCATAAACACGCCGATTAATGCATCACGATCTGAATCGTCGATCTCATTGTTGCCAAGAGGGAAAGTAATTGCATCAAACTTAGCGCGTGGATAAGCCTTCAAAGCCAAGCGACGATCTGCCACTAGTTGAGCATCGGCTGCGCCGTGGATAACTGTGTCGATTGATTCTGCATATCTGCCAAAAGTGTTAATTGAAGTGTTATCAATAGCAGTTTTTTGAGACCCATAACCTGCTCCATAATTTAAAGTAATATCATTACGGATGTCGCCTGATTGTGTAAGTTGTCTCAGTCCAGCAGCGTAAGCACTATTTGCATCCAATTCCGTATAACCATTTGCAGCCAAATAATCCTGGCGATGAGTCGAGTCTGCATAGCAAATGCGTCCTGAACCATCCTCATATAATTGACCTAAAGCAGATTGAGCAATAAGAGCTGCAAGAGTGTATCGATCCACGACAACAGCTGACGAAGGACGGGATTGGCAAGTGTAGTCACCTGGTCGATCGATCTCGCCAAGTCCTACATTTTCAGCAGTTGCCCAAGTTGTTGCAGGATTATAGGTAGCCCAAGTTACAGCCGGTGCAACTTCATTCCAGTTATTGATTAAAAGATCAACTAAAAGAGCATAAATCTGGTCGCCGTCCTCATCCTGAGATAACGTGTCAGTCCAGGTTGATTTTGAAAGTCGGGACAAAGCACCGACTGCAGTTATATTGGCAGCTGTAGTGAATCCGGTAGATCCAGCATTTACAACCTCGACACTAAAATCTGTAATAAAACCACCAAAAATAGGAACATAAGTGCCTGCAGAATTTTGTAATTCTATAGTTAAGGAATCTGTTACCTTAAAATCAAATGCCTCATTAGTAAGATTGACCAGTTGAATATTGCAATAACCGGCTTGAGTCTGTTGTTCAATCGTCGTACGACCGCTGGTAATTGTAAGATTCGCAACTGTGCTACTTGCGTAATTTGTAGCGCTGCCATTAATGAGAACTTTCCAAACCGGACTCCAGTTGCTCATATTGCCTGCAAACTTAGAGATCCATTAGTGCCACGCAAATTAGAGGATTGAATGATATCCACGATTTGACGGGCAACACCTTCCTTATCCAAGGCCCCAGTCACATTAATGTTATAAGTATCTCCGGATGTGGCAGCTTCAGCCATACGGAAAGAACCGGCACTAAAAGACCCAATAGCAGTTGATGCAGCGGTTCCTGTTGCAGCTGCTGCTGCTACGCCGGTTGTACTAGATGTTGTACCAGTCGATCCTGTACCGGGACTTGATATTGTAGGCGCTGTATATGTTGGAGTCGTTACCTTTGGTGCTGAAACTGTCGGTGTAGTAAATGATGGCTTTGAGATTGTTGGAATGTTAGGCAAAATTGGAATTGCGTTGTAAGCCTTGATAAGAGCATTAATTCCATCAATGGCACCAGATACCAGAGTGCGGATTACATTAATCACACCGCCTACGATATCGACCACGCCAGCAGCAATTTTGGCAACAAATGAGATCGCTCCACCGAGAGCAACCGTAAATACAGGAACAATGTAATCCACGATGAAGTTGCCTAAAGCCTGAAAAGATTCCTTATTGCGGTCAATTGCGTCTTTGATTGGATCAAAAAGTCTGGCAAACTTTTCAAAGCCTGGAACTACTTTTGTAAGAATGATGTTAATAAGTGATTCGATGATCGGGAGCAACTTGTAACCGATTGCTTCAACCGATTCATCAAATGCAACTTTCAAACGGTCCATGCGTCCTTGGAATGTTTCAGCGTTCTTAGCAGCTGCGCCACCAAACAAATCTGACAATCGTGATTGAACCTGGGTGAATGACATTGCTTTTAATTCAGCGCTAGATAGTCCAATACCTAATTTGCCAAGGGCTGCGGTATTACCATCGTAAGCCTTGCCCAAGGCGTTTGCCACGCCTTCAAGTGGCTTGCCAGTCTGTGTTGAGATATCAAGAGCAAGTGCCAATAAATCTTGGGCTTTAGATACGTCCCCGGTTGATAGAGCAAGACGCGAAAGCGCTGGACGTAATTTATCATCTGC